CACCCCGTTGCTCCCCGGCGACGCGGGCTACCTCGAGGCGCTGTGTGCCTTCGAGCGCGAAGCGGGACTCGAACCCCTCGCCGTCGAGACCCCGCTCGCCGACCCCATGTATGACCTCGCGGGCACGCCCGACCGCATCGGCTACGTTGCGGCGCTGCCCTTCACGTCGGCCCGGTCCCGGCGCCTCGTCGCCTCCTCGACGCCCGGGGAGCGCACGCGCCGGTACCTGGCCATCGTCGATTACAAGACCGGCCCGCCGGCGCCCTCGTACGCGCTGCAACTGGGCGGCTACGAGCACCTCGCCCGCGTCAATGCGGTCGGGGGATCGGCAGCGGCGGGCTACCCGATCGTGCCGATGGGGGTCTACCTGCGGCCCGATGGCACGTTCACCCCGCGCATCTACGCCTCGCGGGTGCGCGAGTTCCTCATCCTGGCGAGCGCCGCCGCCATCCTCGACGCGGCGCAGAACGGAGGCTTCGCGTGACACCCCCTCGCCGCACCCCGCGCCCCCCGGATCTCGACCCCCCGGCGCCGCCCGGCCTCGCCCTGCCGGACGTCTCGGAGTTCACCACGCCCGCGGTGAAGAAGCAGCTCCACCTCTACCGGATGCTCGTCGCGGGCGCGGAGATCGCCTCGGACGCCGACGCGCAGCGGGTCTACGAGGGGCTCCAGTGGGTCAAGGGGCTACTGAAACGCATCGGGCTCCTCTGCGACCCCGTGGTCAAGGCCACCCGCACGGCCTACACCGCGGCCCTCGACCAACGGAAGACGCTGCAAGCCCCGTTCAACGACGTCGACGCGCTCGGCCGCGACGCCATCTCGCGGTGGGAGGAGCGGAAGGAGGCGGCGCGGATCGCCGCCGCCGAGACCGCCGCGGCCGCGTACGCCGCGGCCCTCGCCCCCGCGGAGGTCGACCCTCCCGATGAACTGCCCCCGGCGCCGACCGATGTGGCGGCGCCCCTCCCGGCCGTGGTCGCCCCGGTCGTCCTCGCTCGCCAATCCGCCGTGCCCACACGCGAGGCGTGGATCGCGGAGCTGGTGGACCTGCGGCCGCTGCTCGCGGCGGTCCTGGCGGGCACGGTCCCGTTGGCCATCGTGCAACTCAACCCTGCCGTCGCGCAGGCCGCCGTCGATCAGTGGCACGAGCAGCTCGCGGCGCACTATCCGGGGCTGCGCGGCCGGCGCGTGAGCACCCCCATCGTGCGGACATGAGCGGGTTGCTTGTCGAGTCGTTCTGGACGGGCGAGACGGGCCGGGCGTTGCGCGGGGCGCCCGAGGCCCAGGTCCTGGCCTGCTACCTCATGTCGAGCCCCCACGCGACGTTGCTGGGGTGCTACCCCTTCACCCCCACCCTCGCCGAGCAGGAGACCGGCCTCTCGGTCGAGGACGTGACGCGGGAGTGCGTGCGCTTGGAGGCCCTCGGGTTCGCCACCTACGACGAGACCATGGGCTACGTCTTCGTGCGCGAGCTGGCCCGTTTCCGCCTCCACCTCCCACCCCGCGCGGCGCTGCCCGTGACCGACCATCGGCGCACGGCGCTCCAGCGGTTGTGGGAGGAGTTGCCGTGGAGCCGCCTCCTGCCGCTCGTCCATGAGCGGTACGGGCGGGCGTTCGGCCTCAAGCGGCGCTCGCCGCCGCCGGCCACGGCCCGGCCCCGGCCCCCCTCGACGCCGATGGCGCGGGGGTGGGCCTTCATCGGCACGCGCGTCCGCGTGCCCCAACCGTTGCACGAGGAACTGGAGGCGCGCGTCGGGACGCACTTCGACCTCGTGCGGTGGTACCGGGCGGTCGATGCCGACCTCGCCGTCCCGGTGCCCGTGGCGACCAAGTGGTACGACTACTGGAAGGCGCGGTTCGAGGCCGACGTCGCGCCGACGGTGGCGGGGGCGCGCGACCCCAAGGCCATCTACGCCGCCATGCACGCCCGTGAACGCGCGCACGTCCGGGGCGCCCCCGTGAACTACGTGCGCGTCACCCGAGGAGACGACTCATGACCCACCACGGCCCACCCGCGTGCGAGACCTGTCACGACCGCGGGTGGATCCACCATGTCAAGGCGACCGCCGCCGGGCCCCGGTCCTACGTGGCCCGGTGCCTCTGCGCGGCGGGGACCGCGCGGCGCGACGACATCAAGCGCATCGACGAGGTGCCGGGGTTCGACGAGCCCGGGCGCCTCGAGGCGCTGTATCCCGCCGGGCTGCCCGACGCGGCCGTCGGGTTGCTCACGCCGGGGATGCTGGCGCGGGCCAACGTCCCGGTCGTCATGCGGGAGTGGACGCTCGACACCCACCCGGACCCGGCGCTGGTCCGCAAGGCGGGCTGCCACGAGTGGCTCGCGCAACGCGCCCCCACCGACCTCGTGTTCCTCGGGCGCGCGGGCGCCGGGAAGACGGGGTTGGCGGTGGGTCTCCTGCGGACCTGGTTAGAGCGCCGTCTCGGGTCGGCGCTCTACGTCTACGCCCCCGAGTGGCTCCTCGACGTGCAGGCCTCGTTCAAGCGCGACGACGTGACGGAGCGCGACGCGCTCGCCGGCGTCCGCGAGGCCGACCTGCTCGTCCTCGACGACCTCAACGCGCGGCGGTGGACCGAGTACTACGCGGACACGTTGACCACGGTGCTCTCGGTGCGGATCAACGCCGCCCGCCGCACCATCATCACGGCGAACTTCTCGTTCGCGGACCTCGAAACCCTCCTGCCGGGGATGCTGTTCGACCGGGTGCGGAGCAAGGCCACCTTCTACGACCTCGACGCCGAGTCGGGGTCGCTGCGGTTGCCGGTGGGGATGGCCGCGGACCTGTTCGAGGCGGGGGAGCCCGAGCCCCCGGACGATCTGGAGCCGTCGTCGTGAGCGTCGTCCTGACGCACTGTCCGGCGTGTCACGTCCCGCTGGCGCTCAACGTGTGGGCGCCCGTGACCGTCGTCACCGAGGGGGAGCTGGGGGTCTGCGCGGCGTGTGCGGCGGTGTTCCGCATCGTCGCCGTCGGCCCCCTGCCCTTCCCGACCGCCGTGGCCACCGACGCGGACCTCGCGGCCGTGTCCGAGGAGGCGCGGGCGCAGATCCTCGCCTCGGTGGCCCACATCCTCAGCCTGCGCCCGACCAAGGAGACCGCCCAATGATCGGCCCCGCCGACTCCCACGAGGAGGCCCTCTCGATTCAGTGGATCGAGGCCGTCGTCAAGGTCGTCGATCCCCGGTGGATCGAGAGGCCCTCCCGCTTCGCCGGGCAGCGCATGTGGCTCAACCGCCACGAGCGCCTCTCGGTCGTCTGCTCCGCGGGCCCGCAGCGCGACGGGCGGCGGTGGCTCCACTTCTCCTGCGCGGGCCAGTCTCAGGTGCCGACGTGGGAGCAATTCGTCCGCACCAAGGAGGCGTTCCTCGGCCCCGAGACCAAGGCCATTCAGGTACTCGCGCCGCGTAGCCAGTGGGTGAGCATCCACCCCCACTGCCTGCACTTGTGGGTCTGCCTCGACGGCGACCCGCTGCCGGACTTCACGCAAGGCTCCGGCTCGATCTAGCCCCCGCGTTCCCGAAGGAGACCGACCCCACCATGTCCAGCACCCTTTGCGCCCACGTCGATTCGTCGCTCGTCACGCTCGACACGCTGCGGGCGTTGCCGCCCCCGGCCGTCCGCGGCCGCTTCCATCGCCCCATCCCCCACGCCGACCTCGTGGAGGCCACCCGCGCCACCTTCACCGACGCGGGCTTCGCCATTGCCAAGGAGCAGCTCGCCCTCAACCCGGCGGGCACGCGGGTGTTCGGCGTGCTCGACCTCGTGAGCCCCGCGGGCGCCTCGGCCGAGTGCTACTCGTACGGGTTCCGCTCGTCCACCGACTCGACGCTGGCCATCCGGGGCGTGGCCGGGCTGCGCGTGTTCGTCTGCGACAACCTCGCCCTCTCCGGGGACGAGTTCGTCCTCAAGCGCAAGAGCACCACGCACGTCGCCTTGGAGGCCCTTCTCCGCGTCGGGCTGGAGCGGTGGCTCGCGGCACGGCACCTGCTCGACCAGGAGATCGCGGCCGCGCGCTCCATGCGCCTCACCGAGGAGGAGGCGCGGGCGCTGGCCTACACGTTGTTCGCCACCGGCACGCTCCCCCTCCGGCTCCTGCCGTGGGTCCACCGGGGGTTGTTCGAGGCCGAGCGCACCGAGGACGGCGAGGCGCTCGCCATCGGCGTGGACCCCTACGAGCGCCTGACCCCGTGGGGCGTCCACTCGGCGGCGACGTGGGCCTTGCACCAGCTCCCCATCGCGCAGCGGTTCCCCGCGACGGTCGCCCTCGGCCGCGCCATCCTGTCGAGGCGGGCGTGATGCGCGTGTGGGCCTTGCGACACGTCGCCACCGGCCAGCTCATGCCGCAGCTGCGGAACCGGGGGTACTCCTTCTGGAACCCCGGCGCCTCCCCCGAGGCGCACCGCGAGCATGGGCTCATGAAGCCCGACACCGGCATCCCGCGCCTGTTCCCCTCGGTCGCCGCGGCCCGCGCCGCGCAGGTCGCGTGGGCGCGGGGCGTCTTCACGCGCGTGTCCCGACCGTCCGCGTGGGGCGAGTGGGAAGACGACGTGGTGCTCAAGCCCGATGGCCGCACCCGCGCCGACCTCGCCCTCGTCGCCCTCGACCTCGTGGAGGCGCCCGATGCCTGACACCTACACGCTGCTCATGGCGCTGATCGCCGACTACTGCTTCGCTCGCGGGTGGGTGCCCGTGGGCCGGCGGGCGTTCCGGGTCGGCCCCTACACCATCACCGTGAACGGGCAGGCGGGCGAGTGGCAACACATCCCGGCCTTCCACGCGACCGTGACCCGCGACGACACCCTGGGGGTGATCCTCGTCAACCCCTTCCGGGGCAGCCAGGCCGGTGGCACCCGGACCTTCGAGGACGAGGCCATCGCGGCGCTGCGCGAGGCCCTCGGAAAGGAGACCTCCCGATGACCCGCCGACGCATCATCACACCCACCGACCTCGACGACGAGTTGAGCCCGCTCGAGGAACTGGCGATTATCCGGGCCGCGCGCACCGAGCGGCTTTACGAGACCGCCCGCCGCCTGCTCGTGGCCATGATCCCCACGGGCGGCGGCAAGGAGGCCAAGGTCCACGCCGCGGTCGAGTACGCGGTCCTCTTGGAGGACGCGATCCAGGCCGAGGCCGACGACGATGAAAGCCTCGACGCGCCCATCCCTGGCGTGTGCCGCGTGTGCGGCTGCACTGAGGTCAGCGCGTGCCAGGGCGCCGACGGGTTGCCCTGTCACTGGACTGATGCCGCCGAGACGCTCTGTTCGGCGTGCGCGGAGACGGGAGGGCGTCGTGGCCGACGCTGACCCCCGCTACGAGGTCGAGGACGACGCGGCGAAGGCCACCCTGCGGCTGCTCGCCCAGGCCCTCGACGACGCCATCCACGCCAACCCTCGCATGGTCGGCCGGTGGGGGTTCGCCGTGTTCCTCTACCGGTTCGACGGCGACGCGTGCTTCTACATGGCGAACGGCGAGCGGGCCGACGTCGCCACGATGCTGCGCGCGTGGCTCGCCCGCCAGGGGGGCCAGTGATGGCCACGGAGGTTCGCGTCCCGCCCGCGGGCTCGACGGGGCCGCTCTTGGCCCCGGCGCGGTTCGAGGCGTTCCACCGCGACAACCCCCATGTCTACGTCAAGCTGCGCGAGTTGGCCCGCACCGTGGCCCGCACGCGCCGCCGCATCGGCATCGCGGCCTTGTTCGAGCGCCTCCGCTGGTGGGCGGCGTTCGAGACGGTCGATGTGCCGCCCTTCAAGCTGAACAACGACTACCGCGCCTACTACGCCCGGCTCCTCATGCAGGAGCCGGAACTGGCGGGCCTGTTCGCCACCCGCGCCTCCCGCGCGGACACCCAGGAGACCCCATGACCAAGAAGCCCAAGACCCCGCAGACCACCCTCGACGAGATCGTCCAGATCACCACGGCGACGCTGCGCTGCACCATCGTGGGCGCGAGCCCGCTCTACTTCAACCGGCTCTCCGAGAAGGCCAAGCGCGACCTGTTGGCGGGGTCGAAGAAGAAGTCCGCGCAGGAGAAGGCCACCACGCTCAAGCACGAGCCCCTCGACGAATACCGGGCCTCGGCCCACACGGTGCTCGACCCGGCGGCGCCGACGCTCCTGGCCATGCCCTCGACGGCCTTCAAGAAGGCCATCATGACGGCGGCGCTCGACGTGCCGGGGGCGACCAAGGCGAAGCTGGGGCGGCTCGTGTGGCTGCCCGGGGACAAGGTGCCCATCTACGGGGTGCCGCAGCTCTCGATGGCCGCGGTACGGAACTCCGACATGGCCCGCACGCCGGACATTCGGACCCGCGCGGTCGTCCCGGCATGGGCCGCGGTGTTGACGTTCCAGGTGGTCCAGCCGCTCGTCACGCCGCAGTACGTCGCCAACCTCCTTGGGGTGGCGGGGATCACCATTGGCGTCGGCGATTGGCGACAGGAGAAGGGGTCGGGCTCGAACGGGCAGTTCACCATCGTGCCCGAGGATGATCCCGAGGCCCTCGCGGTGATGGCCGCGGGCGGGCGGGCCGCGCAGGCCGCGGCGCTCGACACGCCGACCTTCTTCGACACGGATTCGGAGGAGTTGTATACCTGGCTCGTCGAGGAGCGCGCCTCGCGCGTGAGGGCCGGGTCCTTGGTCGCACGCTCCAAGAAGGAGGCCCGTCGTGACGCTGACGTCCGCGCAAACTGACCACGTCCGCGCCTTGGCCAAGGGCGGGCGCTTGACGGCCGCGGCCGTCGTCGCCGATGCGCGACGCCCCACCTCGCCCTTGCATACCCTGCCCGCGTGGCGGGGGTGGAACCGAGATGCCGCGGCCGCGCGGTACTGGCTCACGGTCGGCCGCGAGATTATCCAGAGCGTCCAGGTCGTGTGCGTGGACGAGGTGACCATCCGGGCCCCCGCGTATGTGCAGGTCGGCGACGGGGACGGCTACGTCGCCGTGGGGACGCTCAAGGACGACGCGGCGCTGGCCCGCGAGGCGGTGATCTACGCGCTGAAGATGGCGGCGGGACACCTGACGCGGGCCGAGGCGGTGGCGGTTGTCGTCGGCCTCGGCGAGGAGTTCGCCGCGCTCCGCGAGCGCCTCACGGGATTGACGACGCGGTTGACGGCCGCGGCGTGAACGGCTGGCGCCCTGGGCGTGGCAAGACGCGGCACGACACGGATCGGCAGGCGGTCGGGGTTAGGCGTGACCCGAATTGGCGCGGCAAGACGTGGGTAGGCGGTCCAGGCCCGGCGCGGCTTGGTGCGGCGCGGCCGGACGTGGCGCGGCGGTCTCGGCAGGACTAGGCTCGGTTCGATCAGGCCGCGCGTGGAAAGGCGGTCACGGCCCGGGAAGGCCCGGTGCGTTGGCGCACGGCGACGCCGGGCGGTCACGGCAAGGGACGGCACGGCCCGTCCTGACAAGGCGAGTCAAGGCGGTCCTCGCGCGGGATGGGTAGGGTTGGTTCGGCGTGGCGGTCGAGGCATGAGGAGACGCGGCAAGACCCGCCTTGTGGCGGCGCGTCGCGGCGTGGGCGGGCATGGCCCGGTGCATCCCAGTGGCCCGGTGGCGGGGACAGCCCCGCTGCCGGGCCTTTTTCGCGCGTACGGGCGCGTTCGCGCTACACTCCGCGGACATGGCCCGACGCCTGCCCGGCCGCGCGTGGCCGTGGGGTCCCCGTGGACCACGCGGCGCCCAGGCCCGCGCCACCCGCACGGTGGTCGACGGGCTCACGTTCGCCTCGAAGCAGGAAGCCCGCCGGTGGCAGGAGCTCCACCTACTCGCCCGCGCCGGGGCGCTCACCGACCTGCGGCGACAAGTCCGCCTCCCGTTGCACGCCCACGGGGGCGCGTTGGTCGGCCACTACGTCGCGGACTTCGTGTACCGCGAAGGCGGCGAGACGGTGATCGAGGACGTGAAGGGCGCCCCGCGCACCTCGTCGGGCGCCATCGGGCGCACGGACCTCTACGCGTGGAAACGGCGGCACGTCGCCGCCGAGTACGGCTACGCCATCCGCGAGGTGTGACCCCATGCCCCCGCCCCTGACCGTCCCCGACCTCTCGGGCCTTCCCCCGACCCACACCCAGGCCGTCTTCGCCTACGTGGACACCGCGGGGAACGCCCACGTGACCTACGCGGTGCGGACCTCGACCGGGTTCAAGTTCGCCGCGTCGTTCGAGAAGAAGCGCGACGAGGGCCTCGTCGCCTCCGTCAAGTGCCAGCACTCGTGGTGATCTCCTCATGGCCAAAGCGACCCCGAAGCGTGCCCCCGCCCCCGTCCCCCTCGACGTCCCCCCGCCGGAGGACGGCGACCTGCCGGTGCGGATCGAGTACGTCCCCTTGGGCAGCCTCAAGCTGCACCCGCGCAACCCCAAGGACCACGACCTCGGGGCGCTCGCGGCCTCCTTCGGCCGGTTCGGCTTCGTCGCCCCGATCATCGTGGACGAGCGGTCCGGGTACATCGCGGCGGGCCACGGCCGGTACCGCGCCCTGCTCGCCATGAAGCAGCAGCGGCAGCCGCCGCCCGCGCGAGTGCGGGAGACGGGCGACGGGGAGTGGCTCGTGCCGGTGGTGCGGGGGGTGGAGTTCCGCGACGCCGACGCGGCCGCGGGCTACCTGGTTGCCGACAACCGCCTCGTCATCCTCGGCGGCTGGAAGCAGGACGAGCTCGCCAGCCTGCTCAAGGAGCTGGGCGAGAAGGACGCGCTCGCGGGCACCGGGTACGACGGCGACGACGTGGACGCGCTGCTCAAGCGGCTCGCGCACGAGAAGGCCGAGGGCGCCTCCCCATGGAAGGCCACCGAGGACGCGGCCCCGGAGGACGGGTCCATCTACCGGCTCGACGAAGACCCCATCTTCCCGTCCGACAACGAGTACGGCATCCCGACGCTTCGCACGGACCGCCTCGGGACGAGCACGCCCACCGAGAGCTACCGCAAGGCGCTCCACGGGCCGGTGGCCACGGGGCGGGTGCTCGTGTGGGGCACGGGGGCGCCGGAGGACTGGCGTAAGACGGTGGTGGCCTTCTACGTCGATGACACCCGCTTCGAGCAGGTGTGGGCCGACGCGCCCGCCATCGGCCAGCGGCTCCTCAAGCAAGGGGTCGAGGAGTTCATCATGCCGGACTTCTCGACGTGGACCGACGACCCGCGCGTCGTCCAGATGTGGAACGTCTACCGCAACCGGTGGGTCGCCCGGTACTGGCAGGAGTTGGGGTTGCGCGTGATCCCCAACCTGCAGTACAGCGACCTCGACTCGCTGCGCTATACTCTCGCCGGGATCCCTACGGAGATCCCCGTCGCCGCCGTGCAGATCCGCTCCTCGTGGCAACGCGAGGACGCCTCGGTGCGGCGGGCGGTGATGGCGGAGGTGCTCAAGCGCGTACGGGTGGACACGCTCTTGGTCTACGCCACGCCCTCACGGTTTGCGGAGTTCGCGGACGTGTTCCACGGCAGCGTCCAGACACCACTCCGCGTCAGCCCGTTCTCGGAGTCCATCGCGCGGACGGGCGTGCGGTCCATCTGAGAGGAGCCCAGCAATGGGTCACTTCCTGGTTGGTCGAGGCGGCGGTGGCGGCGGCAAGGCCGCGGCCAAGGGTCGCGGCGGGCGCAAGGGCGGCACCAAGAAGGGTGCGGCCAAGGGCGCGCGCAAGACTGCCGCGAAGCGGGCCGGCCGTCAGGCCACCGCCAAGCGGAAGCGGTAACCCCTCGCGTCCCGGCGGGGGCACCGGCGCAATTGGGATGGTGCCCCCCTCCGCTCCCGAGCCCCGTTCGACCGGCCTATCGCCGGCGGGCGGGGCTCGTCGTCGGTACGGCGGGCACGGTGTAGGCCAGCAGCAGCCACCGGCGGCGCGGGTAGCTGCCCAGGCGCCAGGACTGGCCCGGGAAGTCCGAGTCGTAGATCCACCCGCCCTTCCCGAGGTAGACCCAATGGCCCCACCCGTCGCCCTTGCGGCGCACGAGGACGGCCGATCGTGGGAGCGCGTCGAAGGTGCGCCAGAAGGTCTCCCACGGGGCACGCGCCTCGAAGGCCAGCTTGATGAGCGTCACGGGATGCCCGAGCGCCGCGGCCATCGCCACCAACTCCCCCGTCGACAACCCCCGCGCGCACTCGGGGTCACGGTCCACCTCGCGCACCCGCCAGCGGGGCTGCCCGGTGAGACGCCCGAGCACCACGTACCCGCAATCCTGGGGGGTTTGGGAGCGAAAGGTGGCCATGCGGGCGCATGGTAGACTGCCCCGCGAGGTATCGTCCAGTGGCCGCCAAGCGCCCCAAGCACAAGTGGACCCCGGAGCGGGAGGCCGTGCTCCTCCAGGCGTTGCGGGTCGGCAACTACGTCGAGACGGCCGCGCAGTATGCGGGCATCTCGAAGGAGACCTACTACAACTGGCTGGCCTACGGGGAGGCGGGCAAGCCGCCCTTCAAGGACTTCCTCGACAAGGTGGCCGAGGCCCACGCGCACGCGGAGATCGCCTCCCTCACCCGCATCCAGAAGGCCGCGGAAGACGGCAACTGGTTCGCGGCGGCGTGGATCTTGGAACGACGCTTCCCCGAGCGGTGGGCGCGGAAGGACCACCTGATCCACGAGGGCGGGGGCGAGGACGCGGCCCCCATCAAGGTGATGTTCGGCGGCCGCTACCGGCCCGACGACGCCCCGCCGCCCAAGTAGCCCGATGCGCCGGTGGGCTCTTGTGCGCCGCCGCGACGTCGCCCTCGCGTGCCCTCACTGCCGCCGCCCGATGACCGTCGGGCTCGTGTGGGCACGGGCCGTCGGGTGGCAGACCGCCTACGTCCCGGGCGGGCACTTCTTCGAGCTGTACGACCGCTACGCCGAGCGGCCCGTGGTCACGGTCGTCCGGTGCCTGTGGCATGAGGCCCACGAGCCATGACCCTCGCCTCGGGCCGCGGCGCCCGGCTGGCTGAGGCGCGGCGCCGGGCCAAGGAAGCCCCCCCGCCCCGCGAACTCTGGCTCCGGTGGGCGCCCATCCCCGGCACCCCGCAGGAGGGCTTCTTCGACGACGACACCCCCGAGGCAAAGCTGCTGTTCTCGGGCGGCTACGGGTCGGGCAAGACGACCACCCTCGTGGCGAAGGCGCTGAAGCTCTCGGCGATCAACGCGCCCCACCCCGGCATCGTCACCGTCCCCGACTTCGGCCACTTCCTCGACACGTTGCTGCCGTCGTTGTTCGAGCGCGACCCCGAGACCGAGCAACCGTGGTTCCTCGACGGGTTCATCGAGAACGGCAAGGTGTTCTCCTCGCAGTGTGTCTACTCGGAGCGGCACCACGTCTTCGAGTGGGAAGGCGGCGGGCCGTGGCACATCCAGTCGGCCAAGTACGTCGAGTCCATCAAGGGCCCCCAGCGCGCGTGGGGCGCGATGGACGAGCCGGGCATCGCGGCCTACGAAGCCTACCGGGCCACCGTCGCCCGCATCCGCGCCCCCCAGGCCAAGCTGCGGCAGTTCATCGCCTCGGGCACCCCCGAAGGGTTGAACTGGCTCGCGGACGTGTTCACGACCGAGCGCACCGACGGGTCGGTGTACCGCATCTACCGGATGAGCACGCGGCAGAACACAGAGCTGCTCAAGCACCAGCCCGACTACGTGCGCCAGGTCCTCGAGAACGCCACCGAGGCCGAGGCCCGCGCCTACATCGGCGGCGAGATGGTCAACCTGGTCGGCGCGCTGGCCTACCCGCAATTCGCCCGCGACGTCCACTGGCGGCTCGACGTGCCCGAGCAGCCCGACCTCCCGCTGCGGCTCTCCTTCGACTTCAATGTGGACCCGATGGCGTCGGTGGCCACGCAGATCGTCGCGGACCCCACGCTGGGGAAGGTCTGCCACGTCATCTCGGCCATCATCGACCCCGCCTCGTGGACCCCCGAGGTGTGCAAGCTCTGGATCGCCCGCTACGGCCGCGAGGCGTGCAAGGCGCGGGGCCTGGGGGACGACGGGTGGCCGGGCGGCTGCCTCGTCTACGGCGACGCTACCGGCGGCGCCCGCTCAACCGTCTCCCTGCGGAGCAACTACGACTTCATCCAGGAGTTGCTCCTGCCGGAGTTCCCGCGCGGGTTCGCGCTCCACCCCTCCATCAAGCACGGCAACCCCCCACAGGACGACCGCCTCAACGCCGTCAACCGCGCCTTCCGCGATGCGACCGGGGCCGTGCGGTGCTGGGTTCGCAAGACCCTCCCCGCGGAGACGTGCGCCACGCGCGAGCTCGTGCGGAGTCTCGAGATGACCGTCAAGGCCCCCGGCACCAACATCATCTGGAAGGGCGGGCGGGACACCACCTCGCACGCCGGCGACGCCCTCGGCTACGTCCTCGCCGCCGAGATGCCCGTCGTCAAGCCCCGCCGCATCACCGCCGCGTCGATGTTCGGCGGGCAGACCTAGCCCCTCGCTAAGCCCCTTGCGAAGCCCCTTCCCCAGGAGGTCTCGTGGATCCCACGTCGTCCGCGTCCGCCGGTCTCACGCTCGACGCCCTCCGCGCCCTCGCCCGGTCCCTGCGACGGGGCCCGGCGCTGCCCCCGGACGTGCTCGACGTCGGCCTGCACTGCTCCGAATTCGCCCCCCGCGACCAGGTGTTCCTCGTCCGCGTCAACCCCGTGCTCCCCTGGCTGCTCCTCCACCCCGACACCTGGCGGGCGCTGCGGCAGGCCCACCCCGACCTCCCCGAGGCCGCCCTCATCCGCCGCCTCGCGGCCCTCGTCCTCACCACACCTCCCCCTACGGTCTCCCCCCACACCCCCCTCTAGTACCCCCTCTCCTGTAGTACGTACAGGTACGTACGTACCAGCCAGCGGCCAACGTCGGAGGGGTACCGGAAGGGGTACGGGGAAACCCTAGGGGACGTGTCGGCCCCTGGAAGCCCCTTCCCCCCGTCCGACGCCCTCCCCCACGCCCCCACAGCCCCACGCCTCACCACGGGCACGCCAGCCCCCACCACACGGCGATTTCGACCCCGGCCGGTCGGGGCACCCTCCGCTCCTTCCACCCCTCCGAAAAAACGCGCGTGGTAGACTCCCCGCCATCACCCCGCGCGCCTGCGGCCCGACCGCGCGGCCTTCTCGCGGAGTCCCCTATGCGCGCGCTGGTGGCCGCTCTCGGCCTCGTCCTCGCCTGCCCCGTGGGCGTCTCGGCCCAAGTCCCCGTTCGCACCTTCGGCACCGCGCCACGCACCGGCGCGGCCACGCCCGTCACCGTGGACGCCCACGGCCACGCGCAAGTCGAGATCGCGGACTCGGGGAACACCGACGCCTTCTCCCGGCTCCGCACCTCGCAGGCCGTGACCTTGTTCGACAGCCAGTTCCAGTACGACCTGCAACCGCTCGCGTGGGAGGCCCTCACGACGAACGCGGGCACGGTGACGCACGCGCCCACCACGGCCTCGGCCACGCTCGCCGTCACGGCCACCGCCGACGACGCCGCGGCCCTCCAGACGGTGCAGTACCACCGCTACCAACCCGGCAAGAGCCAGCTCGTCGTCATGACGTTCGTCCTCGGCGCGGCCACCGCCAACGTCCGCAAGCGCGTCGGCTACTTCGACGCGAGCAATGGGCTGTTCCTCGAACAGACCGCCACGGAGCTGCGCGTCTGCGTCCGCAATGCCACCGTGGACACCTGCGTCGCCCAGGCCGCCTGGTCCGAGGACCGGCTCGATGGCACCGGCCCCTCGGGCGTGACGCTCGACCCGACGCGGGCGCAGATCCTGTTCCTCGACTTCCAGTGGCTGGGCGTCGGCCGCGTGCGCTTCGGCTTCGACCTGGATGGCGTCGTCGTCTACGCCCACCAAGCCCTGCACGCCAACGCCGTCACCGCGCCCTACATGGCCACCGCGAACCTGCCGCTGCGCTACGAGATCGCCAAGACGGGCGCGGCCGGCACGGGCACGCTCTCGGCCATCTGCTCGGCCGTCGCCTCCGAGGGGGGCTTCGAGATTGAGCGGGGCTACACGTTCGGCACCGCCGCGACCACGGGCGTGACCGCGGCCACCCGCCGGGCCGTGGTCTCCCTGCGGCCCGCCGCCACCTTCAACAGCCTCCCCAATCGCAGCCAGGTCTTCGTCGAGAACCTCGACGTGGCCCTCGAAGGCGCGGGACTGGTGCTCGTGGAGGTCGTCTACGCCCCCACGTTCACGGGCACGCCCACCTGGGCCGCCGTGGATGCCGCCTCCACCGTGGAACGCTCCCTCCACGGCGACGCCGCGGCCGGGGCGCTCACGGGGGGCACCGTGCTCGCCACCTTCCTCGTCTCCTCGGCGGGCGTCGGGGGCGGGGTGCGCGGCGACCAGTTCAAGGCGCTCGCCACCCGCGCCCCGCTCGCCCTCACCGCCGCCGGCGGGCAGACGCGCGCCTACGCGCTCGTCGCCACGGCCCTGGTTGGCACCCCCACGATCCGCGCGGCGCTCAACGTCCGCGAACTGCGCTGAGAGGCGCCCGTCTCATGGCCAAGCGTCGTACCACCGCCAAGCAAGACCAGCAGGCGCTCCTCTGGCAGACCCATCCCCGCTACGACGAGTGGGCGCCGACGTGGCGGCTCCTCGGCGAGGTGGCCGAAGGCGACGGGGGGTTCCTCGACGGGCGCAACCTCACGCCCCATCCCCGCGAGCTCGACTACGCGCTCGACCCCACGGGGCAGCCGGACTGGACGGCGCCCATCGGCGAGAAGGAGAAGTTCAAGCGGCGCAAGCGCCTCGCCCGCTACGAGAACTTCGCGTCGACCATCCTCGAGACCTACACCAGCTACCAGTACGCCAAGCCGCCCGCGCGCACCGTGACCGGGCCCTCGGCGACCGACTTGCGGCGGTGGTGGGAGGACGTCGACGGCAACGGCTCGCACATCGACCTGTGGCTCAAGACCACCCAGGCGCTCGCCAACGCCTACGGGCACGTGTGGGTGGTGCTCGACCGGCTCCAGCCGCACCGCGGCCCCGTGCGGACCCGCGCCGAGGAAGGCCCGCTCGTCCTGCGGACCTACGTGCCGCTGGACGCGCTCGATTGGCTCGCCCCCCGCAACCGCCTCACGGCCATCAAACTCGTCGAGGCCGTGGAGCGCACGAGCCTGTTCGACCCCTCGCCCGAGGCCGTGACCTTCCCCGTCTCGGCCTCCGACCGCCTCGGGCTGACCACTCTGCAATTCCGGTTTCTCACCGAGACGGGGTGGGAGGTGTACGACGGCGCGGGCGACAAGGTGGACTTCGGGGCCCACGCCTTCGGCGAGGTGCCCGTGCTGCCGTTCTACGCACGGACCCGCGCCCGGCTCCCCTTCGTCGGCCGCTCCTTGCTGGGCGATGGGCGGTTGTTCCTCGACCACTACAACCTCCTCTCGGAGTTGCGCGAGCTGCTCCGCGGCAACACGTTCGCGCTGCTCAACGTCCAGCTCGCCGAGAACGAGGAAGTGGCGGAGGCCCGCACCCGCCTCGGGGAGCACCTCGGCATCGAGAGCATTGCGTGGACGCGCGGGGGCATGGCCTACGTCGCCCCGCCCGATGGCCCCGCGGCCCGCTACGCCGAGGAGATCGCCACGGTGGAGCGGAAAATCTACCGGCTCGTCGGGCTCCCCTATGAGGGCGACTCCTTCGCGGCCGAAGCCGCCGAGTCGCGCCGCCTCAAGGCGATGGACCTCAACCGGCTGCTCGCGGGGCACGCGGACCACGCGGAGATGTTCGAGTACGCCCTCGCCCGCAAGTGGTTCATCGCCACGTACGGCCGAGAGGCCGGGCTCAAGCGGTACGCGACGAGCGACCTGAAAATCTCGCACCCCGACGAGTTCCACACGGCCGCGATTCTCGAGACCGTGGACGACGCCAAGGCCGTGCTCACGCTGCCCCTTGGGCGGACCGCGCACCGCCTGACGCTCATCCGGGCATTGCCCGTGCTCCTGCCCGATCTCACGTCCGAGGAGACCGCCATCGTCACGGCCGAGATCGACCCGGCCCTGGACGAGGCCGCGTCCCTCGCGGCGGCGCTCGCCGGCGCGGAACCGGAACCGGCAGAGCCCTCGGTCGAACCCGAGGGCGAGGAGGGTGGCGGGGAAACGGCCGAGGGCCGGGCCCCGACCACCGCGGAGGTCGCATGAAGTGGGCCTGGTGGGCCGTAGGAGGCATCGCATGGGCGCTGCAAGCCGCCCCCCCGATTTCGCTTTTGCCGGGCGGGATCGACGTCGAACGGATGACCCTCGTCGGCGGGTTGGCCTGGGCGCTGCTCGCGTTGGGGCGTGGGTGGGTGGTCCCTGGGCCGACCCACAAGGCGTTGCGGGAGGACCGCGACGACTGGCGTACGCGGTGCGATCGGCTGACGGCCATCGCGGAGCTGGCGCTGCGGGCACGCGTCGAGGGATCCTCGGCAGCAGCCCTGAACGGCGGGCCTCGATGATGGATCGTCTCCTGGCCTGGTGGCACGGCCACCAAGAGCGCACCATGTTGCACGTCGATCTGGAAACCCGGGAACGGTGGGCGCGGATTGAGGCGGCCGCCCGCCTCTTGGACGACTACGAGGCCGTGCTCGACCGCCGCCAGTCAGACGCGTCGGCGCCCCCGGCGCGGAACGTGCCCCCGACCCCATGACTGCGTGGCCCCCCGTGACCATCATCGCCGTCCTCGAGGGCGCCCAGCTCGTGGTAGGCCTCGTGGGGCTGGTGGGGGCGCTCGCGGAGATCCGGGCCTCCCTGGATGCGATGGCCGCGGCCTCGGCCGTCGCGGGGCGCCCGCGCCGGCGCTTGATCGCCGGGCACGTGTTGTTCATCGAAGGGCTCCGCATCCTCGTGCACGGGCTCATCATGGCGAGCGCGGGCCTGGGCATCCTCCTGCCCCCGCCGCCCCTCTACATGGGGCAGATGATTCTGGAGGTCATCGTGTTCCGGCACTTCGCCTTCCTGCTGATCGCCTTGGTGGCCTGCCTGGGTACGTGGTCGTCGTGGTGGACGCGCCGCCAGATGGCCCGGCTCCCCGTGGAGCACCCATGACCCTCCCGGCCGTCCTGGCCCGCGACGTCGCCCTCGACCGCACCATCGACGCCCTCGTGGCGCGGGTGACGGAGGAGACGGGGCGGCTCGTGCGCGCG